AAGGTTGTGCGAGATTGCCTATCAACATTGATTGGCATACTCTTGTGCTCTTCCCTCAGTAAATCGTTTTCTACAGCTTCGTCCTGACCTTGAGCTTGCGCTTTAAAGTATTCAGTTCGTGACTTCGCGATTTCTTCAGGTACCCTTGCGAGTACAAGGCCACCTACTCCAATCACTCCTGCGTACTTACCATCAGTGACTACGGGATAATCAGAATCTTCGTATTCATCGGCTCTAACCAATTCATAACCAGATCTTAATCTACCAGAAATATTTTTAGAATCTTGAAATCCTAAACTTTCTGCCCGTATCCATCTGTGTCGGAATCCATCCGGCGCAGGGGGTGCATCTAGAGAAGATGGGGGAGTCCATACTTTAGGTCTTTCAGTTTTAGACCTTTCTGAACTCGCACGAGAAGTTACTTTTTTTGTTTCGTCTTTTTTCATATGCTTATGCTCCTTCCGTGAGTTTTATTTGTTTTGCATACTCTTCGAGTGGCACACCTAATTTTTTCGCTATTGCGACCTGTGATGATGTGAGTCTCACAGTTTTGCGTCCTGGTTTTACACTTCTATTAGCAGAAGCAACTGACTGAACAGGCTTAGACGTATTTGTTTCAGTATTACCGAATTTATGTGGAAAGTCAACTTTTATTCGTTTGTCTATCTCTGCATAATACTCAGTTGATTTAGGGTCGTAACCTTCATTATCTACCAATTCTTTGTGTATTTCAAAAGCAGTAAACGTCATTGCTCTATCTTGACCAAACCAACTGTTTTTAGAAGCCCAAGCTTCTGCTTGTGGGTCCGGTGTAGGTAAAGCTTGAGGTGTTTGCCTATCGACATTAGCGTCTTGAGACAAATCTGCTTTTGGTGTTTCAACTTTAGTGTCTTTTAAAACATTTAATCTAGCTGCATCAATTGATAGTGTAGCAATTTTTTTATTTGCTTCTACTTGTGCTGCTGCATCTCCTGCTTCAATAGCCGTTGCAAGTTCTTTTTGCGCTGACTCCATTCCAGTTGTAACTCTAGTATCAAACTGTTTAACATAATCATTGTTAATTTGTTCATACTTAGATTCTGCAACTTTTCTTTTTGCTTCTACAGCTCTAGCGTATTCAGTAGCAGCTTGTTCTCTTCTTTCTGCTTCTCTCATCTTACGAGTTAATTTTGCAATACGAGATTGTACACCCTTACTGTAGTCTTCTAATTTTTCGTCTTCTTTTGTTTCGCTTGCTTGAACATCAGACTGCTCACTAGATTCCTCAGGTGCGTCTTCAGATTTAACAGGCTCTTTAATAATTTCTTCATTCGTTGTTTCCTTTTCCGTTGCTACTTGTTCAATGTTTTCTTCCGGTAAACTTACTTCGGCTTCTGGACCTGAAGTATCTATGTCTACCATCATTTCATCTTTTTTTATCTTATTTGCTTCTGGCATAGTTTCCTTCCTATGTTAATATTTATGGAGGATATCTGTTGGATCCTCTACTGTTGCTAACACTTCATCTTCATTTAGAAGACGTACTTCTCCACCATCAATTTCTATTCTTGATCCTGCGTAACGAGCAAAGACCACCCAATCACCAACCTTGCACCATGGACCATTTGGATATCTCTCTTTATCAACATAACAAGCATCTCCCATCGCAAGTACGTTTCCGCATTGTGATGCTACTTGTTGTCGGTCTATAGTTTCACCACCAAGTAAGATTCCGCCTTTTGTTTTTTCGCTCATTCTAAATGGCAAAACAAGCATTCTCCAACCTGTTGGTTTTGGTAATTTTGTTTCTTCTTTTGTGACTTCTTTTTTAGGTTCTGGTTTTTTTACACCAACTAAATCTTTATTTGGTAGTGTTATTGTTGGGTTTGTGGTCCCCAATATCGATGACTGTTCCTTCATTTTCTTTTTGCTCCTTGTTATCTAGCAGGTTAGAGATTTCCTGTTTAGTTGCCTCTAAGGCGTTTATTTGTCCTAATATATACTTGTAATTTTCCATAGTGTCAACACCAGTTGTTACAATGTTAGTTAGGTTATCTAATTTATTATTTATTGCTTTAAGTAGTCTTTCTATTTCCATTTTTTTTTAAAACTCCTTTTAGTGTTTTAGCTTGTTGTGCATGTGTCTTAGATGCTTTTTTCAAACCTTTTATTACTTTTTTTATTTTTTGTTTTTTTAACACTTCCATCTCCTTCTAGCCTGACGTATTCTAGAATTAGGATCATTACGAGTTTTTGCTGAGGATCTTTTTAATTGACCTGCGCTACGTGCGCAATACGACTTACGTCGATTTGCAGCTTTTGATCCTGGTTTTACTTTTCCAGTCACGGCTGTTTTTAATTTACTTCCAGGGTTTGCTCTTCTGTAAGCAGCGACACCCTTCTTAGTCATACCTGCTCCAGACTTTGTTGGTCTGTAATTACCACCTTTGGTAGTGGTTTTTCTTATAGGGTTCTCCCTACTTCTCATTACGCTTTAGCTGTTTTTGCAGACTGTTTTAAAGCTTTGTCAGTTACAGAACCTTTACCAGGTTTACTAGTCCCTCTTTTTTTGGCTCTGTTCATGTAGTAGTAAAGACCTTTTCTAGCTTTTGTTCCATCTTTTTTTGTATGAAATTTACTAGCGTCTGCTCCACCACCTTTGCTAAAAGTTTTTCTCATCATTCCGCCACCCATTGCTTCTGTTCTTTTACCTGCATTTTTTTTAGCTGCAGTTATAATATCACCTCTAGTGATTTTATTTTTATCACCATACATTGCTGCTAATTTTTTGTCTTTAGGTTTTACAGTACCTTTACTATAAGTTGATCTCATCATACCGCCACCCATTTTGTTTTGTCTATAATCTTTTCTCATTTTTTTCCTCCGTTTTTAAAAATTTGAGTTCCCTTTATACCATATATACTCGCCACGACAAGGATCCAAAGATTTGTGAACCATGACGGGAGCTGCTGGAACTGCTCAAAGAATTCTTTTATCTTGGCAGCCGCACCCGGATCGTCCGAGAAAACCCCGTACGCAATCACCAAAATTGGCAGCGTTAGCACGACCAAAACGAACTCGTCTTTCCAGTCCGATTGACGAGCTTCTAACAACTTGCCGGAGTATTCCAATTCCCCGTTCGCCATCTTCTGTGCATGTGTAGCCTGTGCATTGGCCATCATCATTTGAGTTTCTTTTTTCTTTTTATAAATGTGACTACCAGCGTTAACGGCTAGTTTAAGAGCACCTAATATTGGAAACGCCATGGGTTAATACCAAGTAACGTCTTTTTGTTTTCTTGCAGCACCAGTGCCTTTTACTGGATTACTATCGCCTTTAGCAATAAAGCTTTTTCCTCTGTAGCTTTTTTCAGCTCTAGGGTCAACAACTTTTGCTTGTTCTGGCATAGCAACTTTTTTACCGCCTGTTTTATAATTCATCATAATAGTTCCTTTTTATCTCTTTGGTTTCATGTTGGCAAGTATTAATCTATTTTGATTTGCCATTTCTTGTTTTTCTATAGAAGTATCAGCTCTTAGGTCTGCCAATTCCTCATTTTGTGCAAGTTTTTTGTCAGTGCTTACTTGATCTTGCATAAGTTTAGCTCTTTCAATCTCTTGTCTACTAGTCATTTCTTGTTGTTTACGATCATTTTCCATTGCACGTAAATCTACTTCACGTGATTTTAGTTTTAATAAAGGATCAGAATCAAACTGTGATGTAATTCTTTTTTCTTCCTTCATAAACTCTTCTGTCATTTCAGCAATCAACACAGCTTTTCTTGCTTCTATTTTCATAGACAATTGTTGCATCTCTGCTTCAGCTTGTTGTTGTAGTTGTGGATTGATCTGTGCTTGTTGTTGCATTACCTGCATTTGTTGAACTTGTTCTGCAAACTCCATCTCAACTTGTTCTTGTCCCATTAAAGAAATATGTTCTAAAATATTTTTCTGTATTGAAACCATGACTGGTGGATTATTTCTGACTATATTAGTTTCCATAAAATTTAAGTGAGCTGTCATGTGTGCTTGATGATCTTGTCCTCTAAACGCTTGAAAAGGTTTTTGAGTTAAAGCATCAATATGTTCTAACGCAGGATCTTTTGGTTCTTGTGGTGCAGGTGGTGGTAATATTTTATCAATATCTTTTACACCTAATGCTTCGTACATTTTTCTGTATATCGTATACATGTCATGTAGTTGTGGATTAGAAGTTGCTAATTGCAATTCTGTTTGTGCAATAGTTATTCGTTGTGACATAGAAAATATATTAGGGTCAGCTACAGGAATAATATCTATTCTATCGTCAAAATCTGTTAGTTTAATATTTCTCTCTCCACCTACAACATCGTAAGGATATTCTGGTGGTAGATATGTTTTAAATACTTTTGCTAGTGTTTTAAATTCTTGTCTTAGTGAAGAATACAATCTTTTATGTATTGCAGACATAACACGTGATCCACGTTCTAATAATGCAACGGTAGTTCCAACAGCAGCACCTTGATTACCATCGCCAACTTGCATGTCAGCAATAGCTGCAAATCTTTGACCCGCTTGTACAACGATACCCATTAATTGTAATAGTGTAGGGCTTGGCTCTTTGTAAGGTAGTGGAAAAAATGCATCTCTTAAATTACCACCAGGAGCATCTACGTCTTTAAACTCTCCAGGTTGAATTGGTTGTGCTTCATCTTTTATTCTTATCCCTCTTTGTTTAAAACCTGCTGGCAGATTAGATAACGTTCCCGCATCCAAGAGCTGTCTTAAAGCAGAGGTCGCCGTACGCGATAATCCACCAATCATGTGAATCAGACCGAAACCGTAGAACCCCAAACCCGGTAAAAATTTAAAATGAACAAAGTATTCGATCTTTTGTTTTTTAGGATCGTTCTGTTCAAAATTTCTTTTAATAGATAAAACTTCTCTTGACCCTTCATCGATTGTTACGATGTAAGGAAGTTTAATTCCTGTTGGTTGTCCGTCTGGTCCTATGTCTTCAAAACCTTCTATATCAAGATTAACATGACACTCTAACAAGGTATACATTTCTTCTGCTTTACCTGTTTTTTTAGTTCCGTCTAACTCTCTTTCTTTTTTAGAAACTTTGTCTTCTGTTTCAGAAGGTTTAGTTAATTCTACATCTCTATAAAAACCATTTACTTGTTGTTTACGTAAATCGTTTTCTGAAATTTTAAGTACATGAATAATCGCTTCCGCATCCTCTAATGAGGTAGCAGAATACGGAACGACTAAATCATCTGCTGGGACGAACTTTGATACTCCTCTTCCCAATAAATCGTCATAATAAACTTTTTTAAATGTTGAACCTGCAAGAGGTAAATGAAATAACATTTGGTCAAACTCTGGTTCATACTCTTTCATGACATCCATAATTTGATAGTTCATAAAATCTTTTACTCTTTGTGACTGCTGTTCTTTTGGTTGATCAGATACACCTAATATTTGTGTTCTAACTGGACCTTCAGCCGGTAATAATTCTTTATAAGCTCCTGCTTGAAACTGTGTTACAGCTTCTGCAAGCACTGGGTGGGTTGCACCACTAGCTCCTTGAAAAGGCTCTGCTCTGTTTTGATAATTAAATCCTAAAAGATCTAGTCCTTTTATGTAACTATCTTCCCAATCTTTTCTTGATGATTTGTAATCTTGATAGTTAGAATGCATATCAGATCCAATAGGATCTAAAATATCTTCTGGTAATAATTCTGCAAGGTTGTCAAAATGGTTTTCTGTTCCAGGAATTTTTTGCATGCCTGGTTCAAAATCTAGTTCAACACCACCATCATCTAACTGCGTAACATCAAAAGGCATATCAGAATCTGTGCCTTGATCTACAAGGTCAACTTCTAATTCTGGTCTTTCAATTTCAACTTTGTTATTTATGTTTGGTAGGGCTTTTTCTATGTCGGCCATTTATTTTTCCTTTTGTAATCGTTTTAACTTGTTTTAATGGAACTTTCAACCCTTGTGGGTTAGGACCTCTTAATGGAGGTATAGTTCTTGTCAACCTTTTTATCATCTTTTAAGTGTTAAAGAATCAGGGTCACCTACTTCTTCTAAAATTTCTTCTATACTGTCTAGGCCGTCTTCAGAATCTGTTAGTTTACCCTCACCATCTGGTTTTACAGTATACTCATCGTATTGAGCCGGAGGTGTTTTACCTTTAGTCAATTCATCTGCTTGACCAGGTTTATAAACTATATATTCATCAGAAATTATACCGTCTTGATCATAGAATACACCTTCGTTTCTTTTTCTAATTACAATTTCTCCTGTTGCTAAATCTTCTGTCATTTCATAATCTTTATATGATTTAACAATTTCTCTTTCTTGTGTTGCTGCTTTTTCTGTTATGTCATCACCCATATTTTTAATTTTTTCTACAAGTTTAAAAAAATATGGAGGAGGGTATGTTGATACAGCTTCAGCTGTAGCTTTTTCTGCAACTTTAGTTGCTGTTGCAAACTCATCTCCAAAACCTAACATTTTAGCAAGTACGACAGCACCGCCAGTGCCGGTTATTTGTAAAAACTGTCTTCTATCCATACCGTTTGATTCTAATACCATGTCAACATCTTGTTCTAATAATTGTTTAGTGTCATCATTTGCTGGTAGGTTTTTTGATTTAGCATAAGCTCTTAATAATTTTAAACCAGGAAATATAGGTGCAATTAACTCTCCACCAAGAGCAGCGGTCTCTGCAACCTTGACAGGTAATGATGAACTACCTCGTTCTATCATTTTCTTTTTCTCTTCATTAATTAATGTATCAAGGCCCACTAGTTTTTCTGTTGATGTTGGAGTTATGTTTTTTAAAAAGTTTTTAAATATAGGACCACCTACAAATTTTACATTATTGTTTTCTGGTGTTTCACCGTAGTCAAGTATTTCATTATCATCTTCTCTTGCGTAAGATGACTTAACTTTAAATAATGGTTTTTGTAATAAATCAGAAATTAAATTACCTGTTGCAGGAAGTATTCTTGTACCAAACTCACCAATTCTTAATAATGATCGCACACCTAAATCTGCATAGTATGGAATATTTTTGGGATTTGCTAAATCTGCAACTTGTGCAATACTAGATTTACTATCGTCAAATGTAATTGGTGTGTCGTCTAATGTTACATTATCAATGTTATTAAATTTAAATTCTAGTTCGTTTAAAAAATCATTACCATCCAATTGCGGTTTTGGAGAACCATCGTCAAAGTTAACTCTTCCGCCTGTTGCAAGCATTTGATCCATAGATTTTGATACAGAGTTGTCCATATCTATTCCCATAAAAGTTACATCTTTATCTTCTTCTAGTTTTTCGTCTTCTTCTAATTTTTTTAAAATAGAAAGATCTACACCTCTTGCATCCATAAATTCTTTTTCAGCTGTATCTATTTCTTCTTTAGAAGCAGGAATTTCTGTATCATCGACCATAGACATATTAGAACGGATGGTAGTGTCAAAATCTATTATTGCTTTTCTTGCATCTAAAATTTCTTTTGGTGTTTCCTCTACTATTTTTTTTAAAAAATTATCTGCAAATGTTTTTGGTTTGTAATCAAATATTCTATTTTCTTTTTCTCCAAAATTTTCAAACGTACCTTTTTCAGTAGCCGTGTACGCAAGGTCTTCTAAAGTTCTTGGTAAATTTATTAAATCTTGAAAAAAACTTTGTCCTGTATAAGAAAGTGCTTCTCCACCAGAAACTCCTTCTCCTTTTGCTTTTGAAAAATCTAAAGCTGCAAATATAGGATCAACTGCAATAGTTGCTGCACCTAATGCTTTTGCAGCAGGTTTAATAGCTTTAGCAACTTTCATAACTTTATCACCAAGTTCTATAATAGGTATTGGCCCATAACCAGCAAAAGAAAATAACTGACCTCCTTTTACATCAGGCATTTTAATTTTAATGTAATCCTTAGCCAAAGTATCTTTTCCTTTTTTAAATAAATTTATTACTTTGGCAACAGAAGGTTGTACTTTTTCAATTTGTTTTAATGTTTTATCGCCTGCTTGATTAGCAACTTTTTTAAAAAAATTAAAAAAAGATTTTTGAACTGTTTCTGGTTTTAATATTTGTTTTACGTTTATTTCTTGAATTCCTTTTTTATTAACTACATATTTAGGTAAGTCTTTTCTTTTTAAAGAAAATCTTTCTGAAACTAAATCATAAAGTTTATTTACTGTTTTTAAAGATTCATCAGCTTCATTTATATTACCTGCATTAAAATTTTTCTTAGCTGTTTTTAAATAAGCTTGTACATCTCTAAATATTTTAGATCTAGCACTTACTCCTTTTTTTGCATCAAAGTTATATTGTTTTGTTTGTAGTTCTACTTTTCTTAAAGCATCCCCTTGTTCTGTAATTTTTCCAGGGCCTACTCCTACAGTATGTTCTAAACTTGGTAACATTTCAACAGGAAAATCTGGACTTAAAGATCCTTTAATTAAATTGTAATTTAAAAATTTTAATAATTCATTATCAAATTGAGCATAAGAAAACTTTCCTTTATTTTTACCTCTAGTATAAAAATATTTAGGGTCTTTATCTATACCTAATAGTTTTGCTAAATCTTTTGTTTTTTTTCTATACCCAACATAAGCTTCTGGTGGAGCTTTAATTCCAAATCCAGATCCAGATATTCCTTTTGCTAAATCTTTTGTTTTAATTACATTTTTTTCAATTAAAAAATCTTTATATCTTTTTATATTTTCTTGAACACTAAAAAATAATCGGTTACCTCTTTGCACACCAGAAAGTTCTTCAGCCATTTGTGCAAGAGTTTTTGTTTTATAGTTTTTTCTAAAAAAAGATTTAATATTGTTTTTAATTTCATCTGGTATTGGATTATTTCTATCTGATGCATCAGATAATTGTCCTTTTCCTGTTACATTAATTTCCCAAGTTCCATTTTTTGGTAAAGTTTTAATTGTTTCTTTTATGTATTTTATTAAAGATTTAGGTGGTTTATTTCCTGTGCTAGGACTATAGCCCATGGCTCTATGAATATCTGCTTCAATTAATTGATATTTTTCTTTTGGTAATGATGCTTTTTTAAAATTTTTAATTTGTTTTAAAAGATATTTTTGTAAATCTTTTTTAAATTTAGATATTAGTTTGTCTTTTGCAGCACTTGGATAAGGACTAAATTGTCTTAAATCAGGGTATTTAGGAATAACAATTGGATCTGTTCCATTACTAAAATTCTGTCTCATCATCCCGCCATTTGCTGCGTTATCTCTAAACGCATTATCAAACATATCTCTTTCAATAGTCTTAGGAGGGGTTGGTGCATCTGATGCAGGAAACAAGGTTCCTGGACCAAACTTATCATCTATTGTTTTAATAATCTCATCAGTTTCTGCGCTAGCAAAATACTTCTCACCTAAATTAGGTGTTTCTACATCATCAAGTGTTCCGGTTACTGGGTTGTATATGTATTTCATTATACTTCAATCTCTTTCAATGTTTTTTTGTTAGCATCATAATTTTCACTTAAACCACTTCCTTTTTCTGCTAAATCAAACATTTCTAATAAACCTTGGGTATCTAAATTCCTATCGGGTTTGTATGGAATTGTAATATTTTCTCCATCTTTTGTTTCAAAATTTTCTTTAAAGAAACCTGTATAACCTTTTCTTTCATCATACTCATCATATACGTCATCTCTAGTTAAACTATTTAAATATTCATTAAATTTTTGACTAGCAATTTCTATGCTGTATTTACTCATAAAATAATTTTTAATATCTTCTAAATTATCTGTGACTATTTTATCAACATAATTTTTATCAACAAATCCAGGTTTTTTCATTGCGGCTCCTAATGATCCTAACCCCTCTCTAGGATATCCTTTTTGAAAATTTATTCTACCTCCGTCTGCCATGTCAA